GCTTGATAGTTCAGCCAATAGTTGTGCCAGTCCAGCCAGTGGTCGTGCTCTCGCATCAATCCATCTAGCTCATGCAGCGGCCTGACTCTCTCAACTTTGGCCAAACATGACTCTATCTGCACCTGAGTTGCGACAGATACGCCATACAGATGGGCAAATAAGCCCCTGGTCTCACCAAGGATTTCTTGTCCTACAACACGAGTACTCTCTACAACGTGCTTCGAATAATAATCCTTCGGATCCCAAACGGCCTCATACCCATCAGTCAAGCGCAACGCCGCATCCGCCAAGGCAGTCAGAATCGGACAAGCCGGCAATTCACACTTGAGGGAGAGCGCCTTCGCCCTCAAAAGACCCCGCAATTTCGGCTCCTTTCCACACATCTGCTGAGCATGAGTAAAACAGAACTTCAGGATCTCATATCGCGGTTCTTTCACCAACTGTTTATGAAACTCCCCACAGACCTTGCGACAAAAGTCGGCCTCACCCAACGTATGAGTTTCTATAATCTTCACATACAATCCCAACTCATCCAGAATTCGCTCAAATTCTTTCGAGTCGGCCCAAGCAGGCACCCGTATCAATCCGTCGTCTCCTTCAAACACATAACTACACAAATCCACGATCCCCATCCGTTTCAGAGCGAAACAACACACACCGGCATTAGTGAAACTATTGGCGAGTGAAGTCCACATATCCCCAGACATCCGCACAGCTTCCACTTTGCACGAAACATTTTGCCTATGGATTTTGTGAACCCCCATATCATAGTCAGCCATTTCCCTTGCCAATCCAGGATCCACATCGCGCAGCATGTACTTAAAGAAGGCGACTTCAAAGCAGCGCATCAGATCCTTACTGAAACTGGCCTCAAAGCGAGAAAAATCAGTTTCCCAAAATTTCCCTCCTCCAGCCAATCTCTTGTGAATTACCTGAAGCCTCTGCAAACCGGGTACATACTTGATAAACATCCCATGTGAAAACATAGAATCTTCCATAGCACTCACCGCCGGACCAAACTTGACTTTTGCCTCACTGGTCGGTGCGTTTATTCCCCGCGGCACTTTACATCGGGGATAAGTCTCAGCCTTAATGAAAAACCCATGCCTTCCAAAATCTCTGCACGGTTTTTGGCCCTTGTAAGACGCATAGAGCTCGTCCTTATACCAACGTGGCTTGTCAAGAGCCTCAATCCATTCGGGTGTGGGCAACACATCACCCATACTCAAACGCCTGAAGTTCCGACAAAACAATCGGCCAAAAGACTCAACCCTTTTACGTAATACCCGGCCAAAAGAAGAATTCGGACACGAGCCAACACGCGACTTGAGACTCATTACCACATTCGAAGTGTCACGTAGATCGGGCATTGGTGGTGCAATCCCTGGCACAGCCAGGCCAAGATCTCTCTGTACCGCCACGACCTTGGCAACTCTCGACTTAACCTTCAACTTAAATGTCTCATTCAACTGTTCTCGCACTTCACCAGTCACGTCTGCAGGGAGGTAACCATAGAAATACAAGTATACACTATTTACATTATATACACTATTTACACTGGATACCCCCCTCAAACTTAGTTTAAAGTCGCAGCAAGCCGCCGCTCACAGTCGCGAATTGCGACCATGGCGACCTGCATACTGCCGACAAAAACCTCTCGCTGGATAGTTGCGGGAATATTCACACCTGAAGCATAAAGCTGATGCAAGCCATAAGAAACCAAGTCTTCCACGCGACGATACTTCCCGGTCAGCAACTGCACAAGGATCGGACTATACACCACTGGGATGTTTCCAGGAACCTCCGGATGACATAGAAGAAAATCACGTCCAAACAACTCTTCCGGCATCATTTTGCAAATATTCACTTCGCAAAAGACTACCGGTTGAGTACGTCGATCTATCGGACGAACATCCACTGCGGAACTAACCGACTCCTCTTCTACCATGTCCCGAACTATCTGCACACGGCGGGGCCCGCGCCACAACCATAACAAGGCCCGCCGAACCCAATTAGAGGAGACCCTCTCCACATATCCGAAGACAGCGGTGCTGCCAATCACCATCCGAGGCAGCCCATACAACACAGCCACCATAGAAGCACAGGTTCCAAGGACACAGAACCAACCCCTCCGCCGCAGAGCGACTGACACTAACGGAACAACCACACTTAGAAGATCAGCAGAGTCCCACGGACGAGAGTACAGGTGAGTGCTAACACGCGTCTCCGCCTGCGGCACTTGCGCCCTACTCACGTTCACAGTCCCCTGCTGCAACCGCGTCAACTCTTCTAACAACCGCATTTCAGACACTTCCCGGCTCAAGGCTTGGTTCTGCAAATTGGCACGCATCTCCGCCAACTTCATCTGCCGCTCCTCACGATCTCCTTCCTCTTCCTCCTTGACCTCAACAACCTCAGTGCGCGCATTTCTGCCACGCCTCCTTGATTGGCCACGTCGGCCACGCACAGCCGCTACCCGCAGGCGCGGAGACACATCAGAATCGGAATTAGAATTAGTGAAAATAGGCATCATTTTGAGTTCGGACCCATTCTACGCTTCAAAACGGCTTCGCCGG